TATTTTATGTATAAAATTCATTTAAATGGATGTCCTAAGTGCCATACAACAAGAGAATATCTAGTCCCTGAAGTTACGGGTTTAACCCTGTGCCACACAAATGAAGGAAATATAATAATAGAACCTTTAGGTAATATTTCTTTACATTGCACTCTGTGTCTTGATTCATCTCGCATATGTGGATCATAGTTTCTAAAATCAAACTCTAACTCCCCGCCATCATATTCTGAACCATCTGTCAACTGACAAGTCATAGATAATTTTCTAACTTTTCCATGATCTGGTGAATTAGGTTTGTCATAAGGTTTATCCCAACCATCACAGTGCCAATCATAGTATTGATTTAATTTATATTTTGTAAATTGACAAGACTCCGATCTATCCCAATCAAAGTTCCAACCTGCATTTTTGTTTGCTTCATGTACATATGGATGTAATTCTCTGTATATCCAAGTATCATCTAACCAAACAAGATCAGAATTTCTTTTTCTTTTTAAATCTTTTACTTCTTCTTTATTTAATTTTTTATTACCATAACCACCTGTTCTAGCCATAACCTCTGATTTAGATAAACCATATTCAATTACTTCATCGCAAAATCTAGGTGTAAGCGCTGATTTAAAATACCAATAATAATTAGATATATTCATTCGTAGTTAAAATTTATTACAATTCTTATTTTTTTATCGGTGCAAGATGATCCAGAATGTTTAGTTTTAGAATTAAACTCAATATACTTATTTTCCTCACTGTATATTTTTTCACCATTCTCAAACTTAGTATAACCGTTACAGTTATTTATATAAAAAATACCTGTTTTACCTTTTAGTTGATCTGTGTGCATACCGTGTTCTATATTTTTATTTGTTTTACCTAATAAATTTGCTTTAACTTTATTTAATTTTTTATATCTTATTTTTGATAAAATTGGTTCAATAAGTGTCATTTGTTCTTTAGAACAATTTACTTGTTGTTTAGATACAAAACCAAATGTAAATTGAAAAAAACTATCTCCTACACTCACCACTCCGTCATTATAATACCAAGGCATTTGATCAGACATTATAAAAGACTGAAGTGTTATAAATTTATCTTGAGGTAAAAAATTTTTATGAATATTCATAAGTTATAGTCTGTACAAAATTTAAACTATCCTTTTGATTATTAGTTAAGTAATACATATTTGTTGATGGAAACATTATAAACATATTGTTTTTAAGTGGTATATCCCAGGATCTATTTTTACGTCTGTTATCATCATAAAGAACTCTAACCATACAATCTTCAACCTTTACACCATACAACAAAGTATAATCTGGTGAATGACGTAAATCTACAGGATCAACATTTAATAAAGGCGCAGTGGTTTCGTTGGGTTTATAAAAATTTCCCCAAGTTTCTTTGTTAACTAAAGAAATTTTATGTTTAACATTTACATAATCTTTAACGTAAGTATTTAACATATCCCAAACTTTAGAAAATTCAAATTTTGAATTTTTTACATGTGATACAAATATGTCTAGTGTTAATACGTCTCTTTGAATTTCAAAACCTTTAGGCATTGAAACTTCACCATAATATAAAGCTATTTCAGATAATACTTTCTTTTGCATACCACTGAAAAGTATATATTATGCTTTTGAATTCGTCAATATCCAACCGTTGTTATTATCTGCTTGATATTCAGACTCATTCCAATAATAAGACCATGCATGAGTATTAGCATTATTTTGAGATTGTTGTTCACTTGATAGTGCTGGTGAATTTCCTAGAGGTGATTGCCATTTAGCAGTTGAGTTATTTTTAGTCCAAGAACCGTAAGGTTGTGGAGGCCAAAAAATTTCATTTCCTGAATCCCACGTATAACCTATTGCTGCGTAATTTCCTCTAAATGCTTTAGAATTATCACCAGATGTGTGAGTATTATTTATGGTATTGTAAGAAGTTTGTATCCATTTGTTTGCAGGCCAATTATTGTGTGTTTGTAAATACTGTTGACCCACTGATTCTGTTTCAGCATTTTCACCATTTAACATATCGGAATCGTTAAGTCTTACAACTTGTAAAACTATATTGCTGTCATCTATTTTTGCAAAGTGTGCCATATTTTTCCTTATTGGAATTGATACCTTATTATAACAATTCCTGATCCACCTGCAGCTCCTGATGAAGGAGATGGAGATTTTCCTCCGCCTCCACCGCCGCCGCCAGTGTTTGTTGTTCCTGCTGATCTGCAAGCATGACATGGAGATCTTCCGCCAGATCCGCCACCGCCAACGCCAGGAGTTCCCGCAGTTCCAGGTTGACCACCACCATCAGATCCGCCGCCACCACCGCCAGCAAAATATCTTGTTGAACCAACTGGACCAGGAGTTCCATAACTTGGGGCAGGGGGTCCCACAAATGCTTCAGCTACATATGATCCAGCTCCACCATTTCCGCCAGTTCTTGCAGTGCACGTAGTTCCACCAGGAGCACCGGCTCCACCGCCGCCTCCGCCATTAGTGCTTGCTACACCAGCATCATAACCTTTTCCACCAGGATTTCCTTGAGATGGACTTACTGGAGGAGTGTTTCCTACACCTGCAGGCATTCCTTGTCCAGGATTTGTTCTAGGTCCTCCACATTCATGGCTACCTTTACTTCCACCGCCTGAACCGCCTGAACTTAAAGGCGAAGGTGCCCATCCACAACCATTTGTTAAAATTCCTGCTCCGCCACCACCTCCAGCAGATGTTATACTTGAAAAAACTGAATCACTACCTTTTGATCCACTTCTACCATCAGTTGCAGGAGCGTGTCTTCCAGCGTCGTCTGGTCCAGCTCCCGCTGCACCACCTCCACCTACAGTGATTGGATAACCTTGTACTGAAATAGGTAAGGTGCTACCAGACGCTAAAGGTGAAGTTGTAGGAGAAGGTAAACATAATCCATTAGACATTCTAAATCCTCCCGCACCGCCGCCTCCGGCACCAAAGCCACCGCCGCCACCGCCGCCAGCAACAACCACATAATCTGCAACATTATTTCCTTCTGATCCAGCACAAGAAACACAAAATGTTCCTGGTCCTGTAAAAACGTGCGCTTTAAAATTACCGCAAGTAACGATTGTGCCTCCAGTTGCTGTAATAAACGAAGGCCCTGCTGCAGAGCCAGAACCAAAACCTAAAACTTGATAACCAAAAGATTTACCTTTAAAATTTTTAGTATTTTTAGTTCCTTTTCCATTAACTTTGTTAGATATATTTATTTTATCTTCATTTCTCATTTACTATCTCTTATGCATCATTCTTAGCATCAGTTGTAAAGAATAATTTAATACCTAATAGTTTAGAGTCGGCAGTTAAATCGTCTGCTGATACATCTCTTTGTATTTGAAAAAATACATATTCATCTGTGCTTGGTGAACCTGCTATAGTAACTGCTCCACTTTCTGCTGTAACTGCTAAATCATTTGCTGTACCACTCATGGCTTTTGCAGTTGCAACGACTGTTGTTCCAAATGCTGTATTAAGCGCACCATCATCTGCAAGTGCAACACCCGCTAATCCCCAAGCAGTTGTACCTGTATTTGTTGTGTTAGCTGTAAAAAAAGCTTGAAAAGTTACTGTGCCCTCGTTCCATGATTTTGGAAAAGCAATAGCAAATTGTGCAAATTCATCTGAGTCTTTATCAAAATCTAAAGTTTTTATTTCTGGACCATTTGATAGTTCTGTTTGTGCTAAATCGGCACAACCGTTTGTGCTGTTAGGGTACATAGCTACAGCTGGAACCCATATAGTTTCTTTACCTGCTTCTTTAAGTGTTCCCACGCCATCTAATTTATTTATTTCTGCTGCTGTTGATGTAATAGCCGTTCCATTAATTGCTAATTTATCTGTTACAACATTAAATGTTGCATTGTCTTCAATTCTTGCAACTTCTGTACCATCTCTTTGTTGAAAAATAATATCTTTAGCATCGACAATTGGTTTAATAATAACATCATTAGATGAGTTAGTAATTCTTAAAACTTCTGTACCACCAGCTTTAAAATTAAAATCATTGCCACCTGCATCTAAAATAAGATCCGCTGCACAATCAATTGTTAAATTGTTAGCTGATATAGTTAAATCTGTTCCATCACCTTCAATTTTTTCTGAATCTCCACCAAACACAATACCAACATTATTTGGAATATGTACATCTGATGTAGCTGTTAAATTAAGTTTAGCACTAGAAGCTATTGTTAAATCTGTTCCATCGCCTTCAATTTTTTCACCATCATCACCAAAAGTCATTCCAACATTTTGTGGAACGTTAATGTCTGTTGTAGCTGTTAAATGTAAATCATTAGATGAATCTATTGTTAAATCAGTTCCATCTCCTGTAATTTTTTCTCCTGCATCACCAAATCTTACAAAAGAATCGTTTCCTAAAATAATATCGTGATTAAATGTAGCAGAACCGGCATCGCTACCATCAAGAGTTAACATAGTAATATCGGAACTGTCATCTGTCCCTTTGAATATAATATCTGTATCGTTGGCTGTTGCATCAATTGTAATATTTCCTGAAGAAGTTGCAAGTGTTACTGCCCCATCTCCTGTAGAAATATCATCTGCTGCTACACCAGCACCACTTTGAAAATATGTTTTTAATGTTGTGACATTAGTCATTCTCATTGTGCCACCATCATTTACAAGTAAGCCATCTCCATCTGCAACTGCTGTAGTGCCTCTTGCAGTTCCACCATCTATTAAATTAATTTCTGCTGCTGTTGCGGTTACATTTGTTCCACCAATATCTAGTGTTGTTACAGAAATTTCTCCTGCAACTGTTACAACACCATCCGCTAATGTAATTAAATCTGTGTCATCAGTATGACCAATAGTTGTTCCATTAATTAAAACATCATCAATATCTAGTGAACCACCAGTAATTAATCCTGTGGTTGTAATTGTAGATGATCCTGTATCGATATTACCAAATCCTGAAGTAATTGATCCAGAA